AGCAGCAGTCGTTCCCTGCGCTATTTGCGCCTGCATCGCTAAGATTTGCGCTGGCGTTAATAGTCCTCCAAGCATTACCTTATCCCCATCGCTTGCGCCGACACCCGCATGCCAACAGCATGGTCNAAGCCGCCCGCGGTATCGCAGCGAAAGCGCATGTACCGCCCAACATCGCGCGTGTTAAATTCCCCGATTGTGTTCGCCGTTATCGCAGAGCCGTACACTACGCTATCAGTCAGCGAGTCGCGCGACCCTACATACACGGTGTTAGTCGAGCCCGTGCCCTGCACCAGCGGTCGCATAGAATTGACGAATATCATTGCCGCGTCTTCCAACGCAAGCTCTGCGGTCTCGAGCCTCGATGTCAACGCCGTGCCGCCAAACGACCCGCTGGCATGCGTCAGGTCGAATCCGTAGAGCGCCAGCGCTCCACCTTTCCACTGATCGTCATCGAGCGAGGCCATGCCGGCAGTGTCGATGCTGTTGCTGAACAGCGTGTCTATATTGTCTATCGTGTAGCCCTCACTGCGGCCCGCAAAGATAACTTCGGTGTCGACCTCGGCGTATGACCAGCGCGCTGTCTTGTAGTCGTATATAAGCAGCTCGTCACAGTCGCCTGAGCCTGTCGGATATGCCCAGACAATCTTGCCATTGGGTATGTCGACCGCGGCACAGACCCTGTGCATATTTGTCTTTTCCACACGGCTGTCGAACCATAGGTCGACCTTTTTATCTCCAATCGGAGAGGCGCCTTTGCCCGGCACATATGAGTAGAAGCCGTCGTTGCCCAAGAAGTAAATTGTGTGCCCGAACTGCACCACGCTTCGGGGGGATGGAGTGCCAAGCCCCGGCGCTGTCTCTATGACGGAGAATATAGTCGGGGGNCCCTGATACNGTAACTCCCATATGGACCGCTCGCATATGACGGTTCCGACGTCGCCGCCCATGATTGCCTGGACTGCGCCACCGTCACCAGCAAGCAACTGAGAGTCTGCCTGCGTCGCGGGGTTCGTGCCCCAGCTTGTCTCCAAGTTCTGGCCGGACCATTGGATCTTATTTGGATAATGCGTTCCATCGTTTATGTCGCCGAGCACNATAAAGCTTTTGACTGACGCTATGGCCTTTGCCNTCGGCGGGCTGCCCCCGAGGTTTGCAAAGTCAGTGCCGGGGCCGAATGCTTTTGTCTGTATCGCATCGCCGACAGGGCCGTTGCATGCGATCACAGCCTCACCCCATTTGAGAAATGCCCACCATGCTTTTGTCGCTGTCGAATACGTGGTGCTAGACTTGTCAGCCCATGTACCCGACCCGAGGCGATATAACTTGGTCTCATCGCCGGCATACGCCTCCACCGCCTGATTCGAGTCTTCCATTGCGGCGGCTCCGCGGCAGTACGCGGTAAGCGCGCTCGAGGTCGTCACCAGGCCTTTCATCTGACGGTAGCTGTCCTTATGAGGCACCACATTCTTTGCCTCAGTGTAGGTGACGTCGGGCAGGTCTGGCGTAAACTCGCCGAATGGCAGCGTTGTGTTTAACATCAGAAGTCTGTCGGTATGACCCTGGTAGGCTGCTTGCTCTCTTCGCGCCTGCGTAGCTCGCCCAGTGCTTCCTTTTCCAGCAACTTGAATCGCTGCATGATTTTATCATCGTGCAGGTATCGCATGGCGACGTTCGCAGTGACGCGAGACTCTATCAGCTCCTGCGCGTTGGTGGTCCATACATTGCTGTCGGTGGTCGCCGAGAGCGTAGCCGGCTTAATCACGCCGGCAATGGTCGTTGTGTATACAGCGCTCGGCGACGGGTACGGTATAAACGCGCCACGGTACATCGAGTACCAGGACGGGTCACCGCTGACGTTGCTCGAGTCGTATCGCAGCCGCTCGCTCTCAGATATTGGGTCGATGGTATACGTGCTTTCGTTGCGCGTTATCTGTACCGCTATGATCTCAAGCACAGAAGCCGAGAGCGTGTACTCGCTGATAGTGCTCGAACACGAGAGCGACACCCGGCCCTCGTTGAACCAGAATCGCTCGCTCTGGTAGAAGCGCACAGCGCTGTGGACCTCGAGCTGGATCTGAGANCTCAGGTCAGAGCGCGCGAGCATGTCTGCTACGTTGTCCGATATTACGCCGAGAGTAGTCACTTGTTATGGCGCCTCATATGTACATGCATTTTCTGGTAGCGCTCACCGCATACCGGGCACGGGCTCTTGCCGTCGTCGACCGGCGCCGGTTGCACTGCCTGTTGCGCCCTGTGCTGGGCGAGCGGCCTACGCCTTATTGGAATCTGCGATAACAAGGAAGCTCACTCCAAAGTTTTGGTATGTTTGAACATTGAACCGGGCAAAGAACTTAGGCAGCCACCACTCGGCTGGCTCTTGTGTTAAGTGCGCGTTGCGCCCGTCGGGCAGTGTCTTAAGCGCAGCCACAGGCGTAATGACTGCGAGTATCGTAGACCCGGTAACTCGCTTGAGGTCATCGAGCACTTCATCTACGCACTCGGGCTCTATGTGCTCGAGCACGTCGGTGCAGACCACGAGCGTAGCCGGCGAGGGCATATCATCGAGCCCGTCGATACATGGGTCGTACCCGGTGACGTAGGGCAGTTTCTTTTTCAGCGTCTGCTTACCGCAGCCATAGTCGAGCACGTCGGTAGTCTTAAGCGCCTCGGCTATGCTGGCGACAGTATCCGCCCAACGGTGACCGCTGGCGCCATAGTCCCCGCTGTCGCTATGCAGCTTCTGGTTCTGCTCGCGATATGCGTCCGAAATTAGCATTGAGCTCTTCCTTCACTGTGTCAAATACCTGGTCCCAGCCTTTGCCTTTTTGGCGTATCAGTTTGACCGAGTTATACCAGTCCATCTCGCCTTTGACTTTATAGCGCCACGCTGGGGCCTCTGGCGTCAGGCACCAGCACGGTGTGCCGACAGCGCCTGCGATATGTACTGCGGTCTGACAGGGCGTGATGACCAGGTCCAGGGCTACTATCAGAGCCGCTTGAGAGTCGAGGTCGTCGATTGCATACTGCCAGTGCGGTATGCCCAGCTCTTGCGCCTGAGCAGGCGCCTCGGGCCCGTACTGCACAGAGATGAACTGTGCGTCGGTGCTATCAATAAGTTTCTGCCAGTGCTCGAGACCGGGGTTACGGAGCTCCTGGTGCGTAGCTTTTGTGCCGCCGTGCCAGGCTATCCCGATCCGGGGGCCAACTCCCCACTGGTGGTTTTTCAGCTTGTTGTGATGCTCGTGTATCACGTTCTTGTCTGGCACTAGATACGAGTGACCTGGGAAGTCCTCCGACGTGTTACGGCACAGCGCCGGCATCCCCCCCATTGGGAGGTATGCGTCGACGTCGGGGTGCATCTCGATCAGCTCTTCATGCGTAGCGTAGAATCGCACCTCGGGCCATGTCCGCTCGAACAGCTTAAGCAGCCGGCCCGCAGCTTCGACCACTACCACGTCGGCTTTGTCTTTGAGCTCGTCGAAGCAGGACATGAACATTATCTCATCGCCCAGTCCTTGCTCGCCGTGTACCGCGAGTTTGCCGACCTTGCCGCCGTTCCATCGCTTGCAGGTATACGGGCGGGCCTGGATAGAATCTGTCAGCGCGTAGCGTGTTGCGTAGTACGGCCAGGCTTCTTCGTAGCGGCCCAGCTCGAGTAGCGCGAGCGCCTTGTGGTTGCGTGCGTGCGGGTCGTCGGGCGTGATAGCCAGCGCCCTGTCGGCGTAGTCGATAGCCATGCTTGGGTTGTTCTGATTGACGTATGAGCCGGCGAGCATAGCAAGCGTGTCTGCTGACCCTGGCTCGAGCGCCAGCCTGTTCTTGTAGCACTCACGCGAGAGCTCTGAGTGCCCCTCGTTACGATACGCGCAACCCAGGTTGTGCCATGCCTCGGGCAACTCTTTGGGTTCGATTTCAACCGCCTTAGACAGGAGCGCGATGGCAGTGCCAAACTTTTTTTGTTGAGTGCAGAGTGAGCCGTAGAGATACAGCAGCAAGCTGTCGCCCGGCTGCGAGCCAAGCAGGTTCTCGTACAGGTAAGCAGCCTCGGCGAGCTTGCCGGCTACATGCAGCTCCGTCGCCTCGGTGATCACGTCGCGATAGAGTCGCATGTGTCTCCCTGGTGCGGGGCCCGGAGGCCCCGCGGTTACAGGTTTACTTATGGGTGTACAAGACCGTCAAGTCGACCGTCGCTGTAACTGTCCACGTCGCCGAGGACGGCGCCACAGTGATAAATGTGTACTGCGGTTGCGCGTCATCAGACAGACTGACGCGGAACTTGGTAGCACCCTCATCTGCCCACGCAGGCGCGGTACCAGAAGCCAATGACCCGAACTGGGTATTGGCGCCGGAGATACCGACAGTCGCGTTGGCGGCAGTGGCTGCGGTCGTTATCTTGCCGTAGACACCGATAATGTCCACGCCGCTGGGGATGCGAGCAATTAAGATCGTATCACCAATCGTGGTCGTCGCTGGCGCAACGTATCGGCCTGTAACGGAGTTAACACCCGCATGTATCAGGTACGGGCCAACGAGCGCGGTCGAGGCCGTATGAGTTGTAGTAGCCATTAGCTATACCTCCTAAGGCGTCGGCGCGTAGCCGGAAAGAACGATGGTACCGAAGTCAGCGGAGTTGAATACCGACTTCTTCAGACCGTAAATGCAGCCTGCCGCCACACCCAATTGGTTGCCGTAGTCGAAAGCCTCCTCCTCCCACGACATTTTGTTGGGTTTGTTATCCTGGCCGTAAGCCAAAATAGCAGCCTGCGCTCCGCAGAATACGCCGCGGCGGTAGTTCGACCCATCAGAGCCAGGCGCCGAGGCGTCGGGCACGTTGGGCAGATAGTCCCATTCATGGACAATCACGTTGTTGTAGATGAACGAGGCGCCCGTAACAATCGGGTTGTCGCTTATCTTGCCGCCCGACAGCATCGCCTTGTTGACGTCGTAGAAGTTACCAGCGGTCGAAGCGTCCCGACGTAGCTGAAAGATCTGATACGGGTGGAGGAACGTGACCCACATGTTCTTGCCGTCAACATTGATAGGCCGAATACGTGGGGTGATAACCTTGGCCCGAGCAACTGCTCGGTCGAGGTCAGCGAGCTTAACCGCGTGCGTGGTAGTCGCCGACAACGAAGCCTCGGTTGTGATGGTTCCTGTGTCGCCGCCGCCAACAATAAACTTGTTGGCCGTAGGTGCAGTCGTTGCCATGTTGCCGCTGTACTTGGTGTCGGACTGTCCGGTGTTACCCGTCAACTGATTAGCGAGCGATTTTTCCATGCGCTCGATCCACCAATCTTGGAGTCCCGCCCGAGCCTCTTCTCGTACTGAGAAGCTAACCCGCTGCTCTGACATCTTGCCGGAGCTGCGAACCGCATGACGAAGCTGGTCGATGGTTACGGCATCGTTGTAGGTGACTAAAGCCTCTTCGTTGCCTTCCAGGCCGTTGTCGCCGGCAGTACCGTCGCCGGTTAAAAGATTACGCAGGCCGACGGTGATTTTATCACCAGGGCCTTTCTGCGTTTCGGTTTTGATCTGTACAAGGCTCTTGTCGCCCTTCCCGGTAAACTTACCAAAGAAGCTCGTTCCAATAATTTCATGGAACAATTTACGCGACCAGAGTTTGACAGCTAATGGATGGTTAACACCATACGCTGTAGTAGCCATGAGTGGTCTCCAATATGCGTTGAACTGTAGATAGCTGGTGCTATCCGTTTATCTCACAGTTCCCTGTCGCATATGGGATAAGCGAAAGCCGGGTTACGTGCCGGCTTCACGGTAGCGATTTACGTCCGTCGACGAGAGGTCACCCGGTGCCCACTATCTTGTCCCAGTTCGCCTCGAAGTCCTCGTCGCTCATCGCGCTAAGTGCCTCGAGAGTCTGACCTGCCGGGGGCTTGCCACCTGACGGTGAGCGCCTGCCGGCGGTCTGGCCCTTTGCAATCGTCGCCGGATCTGGTCCGGTGTCGGCTGCAGGGGCTGGGGCAGAGGGCGTATAACCACGTGCCTGCGCGATAGCATACACCCGTTCCGCCGGAGATGCACCCTCCTGCAGCGCCCTGATAATGGCCGCGGACTCCTCCTGCCTGGCGATATGGTTCGCCTGCTCCTCGTTGGCACCACCAACCCGCAGCTCTTTGACCCGGCCCTCCTGCCAGTAATTGTACGCCGGTATAAACTCGGGGTTCTTGGCTGCCAGGCGCGAGGCGTCATTGTGGTACTGCGTCATAATGCCCTGCCACTGCTGGGCCTGCTGCTGCTCCTGGGCTGTTCTTGCGTTCTGCTCGACCTGAGCCTGCCCCTGCTGCTCCAAAGCGGCCATACGCTGGTCGAAGTGCCCGATGGGGTTCTCACCCACGGGTATCTGCTCAGGCTCCTGTGGGGCTTGCTGGGCCTGTTGCTGGTGATGGAGGAACTGCTGGAACCGCCCCTCCATCTGACTCATTTTTTCGGTCAGCTCTTTGCGCTTGACGCGCTCCTCGTGGAGAGCATGGATCGGAACCGTTTTTTCTTGCTCGCTCGTTTCCGGCTCTGCCGCTGCCGGCTGCTCTGCAGCGCTCTCGGACTCCTCTTTGTCTTCTTCTGGGGCTTCTTCCGACGCACCGGCTGCTTGCTCCTCGTATAATGTGTCTAACTGCTCCTCAGAGTAGCTCTCGACTTCAGTCGTTTGATCATTGTCGCCGTCCATTGTTGTTTGCCTCCCCGCGCTAGTGTGTCGTATCGCCGCCCGGTGCGCGCGTAGTTGAGACCGAGCTGCCTGGGCGCTCGTCGAGTATGTCGGCGCCGGTAATGTCTCCGTTTGAGTCTCGCAGGACTTTGACGGTCCTGGTCTTCGGTTGTTGCAGCTCTGCCACAGCGGCTTGGCTCTCAGCTACCGCCGAGGTAACAGACATGAGCGCAGCATTAATCGACTGCATCTGACTGTCGGTGTTACTTATGATCTGCTGCAAATTATTGAGCATGTTCTCGTCGGGCACACTGCCGGCGAGCTTCATGCGCTCGATCTCAGCCGCGGTCACTGCCCGTATGCGTGCCACCTCGATGTCGGTCGCCGCCTCAATCTGCGCCTTCTCGCGCGTCATCTGCATGTCGGCCTGTACCTCAGCACCAGGTGGTAACTGCGCCGCAGGTGGCTGCTGTATATCGTGCATCGCCTTCTGCGCTTCGGCCTGGGCCTTCATCGCCTGGGCCTTTTGCAGCTCGGCCTTCGACTGCCGCTCGGCCAGTAACACCTGGCGCTCCTGGTCCTTCTCCTGCGCCTGCTTCTGCTGCTGCTCGGGGTTGGGTCTGGCTTTTTGCAACCACTTCTCCATCAGGCTCTCGGGCACCGGCAGGTACTCGAGCACCTCGGGCGGCGGAGGGGGCATGCCTGACTCCATCAGCACTGGGGCCAGATGTAATAGGATTTGCATCACTTTTTCTTTTTGGTTATGACTCGTCGGCGCCTCGTCGATCACAGTGTCATACCGCATAGCGACCTGGTCGTGCATCAGCGGCAAGTACTTCTGGCCCTCGGGTCCCACGACCCGGATCAACCGCCCGTCTGATATGTAGTCGCGGATAAACGCTGCCAGAATCCGACCCTGCTGCTTGCGGTATAACCGCAGGCTGTCGAACATCACGGTCAACATGGTCACGCCGGCTTGCTTACGCATCGACTCGAGCACGCCCGGCTGCTCTTTGCCAGTCAGCCCCATCAGCTCCTGGTTAATACCAGGCGTGTCGGAGATGGCGTCGACGGCGTACTTCATCAACTCGTGTACGCCCTGCGGAAACAGCGCAGCGTTACGCTCGCGCACCTTCTCCAGCCCGCTAGGATTCATCTCGATGAGAGCGTCGGGCTTGGCCCAGTCTCGCTTCGCCTTCTTCGGATCTGCGAAGGCGCCGGTCTCCGCCATCAAGCCGCCCTTGGCGTTNCTGTTCATTATGTGCATAGTCTGACTGAGCCACTTGTTGGCCCACATTTGTGGGTCCATCATTATCGCTACCAGGCCGAACCAACTGTTCGCGTTGCGGTCTCTCATGCCCGTCATCGCCTTCAGTGTGAAGCCGCCCTCCTGCACCGCGAGCTCACCGTCCTCGTAGACCGTGTCGCCAATCAGATACGCGTAGTAATACACCCGACGCTTCTGCTCGACCCAAGTCAGCCCGCTCTCTTCCAGTCGGTCCTTTATGCGGTTGAATCGGTCAGGCGCGAACTCGACCATGCCGGCGCCAGACTTGACCCGGTAATACGACTCGCGCTCGTACCACTGATAATGCACAACCTCGATATCTTTAGTGCGACCCTGCGGCTTCTCTTCGTTGTCGTAGAACGGCGGGCTCGCATCATGCGGCTCGTCCTCGCTGTCGAGCCACTCGACGCCCTTACCGCCGGCCTCGTACTCGGGCCAGTTCTCTTTTATCTCGGCGGAAGACATGCGGCTGACTCGTGCGATCCAACGACTGTCCTGCAGGTTCTTACGCGTAGCGCTCGAGTCCCAAAACATCTCAAGTGGGTCGCACCTGGTTACAGTCACCAGGCCGTCGGGGTCATCGTCGTAATCGAGCGCTGTCTCGGTCCAGCCCATGCCGCAGATGTTCAGGTCACCAAAGCTCTCGGTCTCCTCGTCTTCGACGTCTGTCTGGTCTCTGACCCATCGCGCCGCGTCGGTCAACATCTCGTTGAAGCCGGTGTCCTCATTGCCGCGGGGGATGAAGCGAACCTCCTGCCGATTAGCAACCTCGAGGCCGATAACGGCGTTCAGCGTGCGGCTGATACGGTTGAAGGTGACCGGGGGCCGGCGCTGCTCATTGAGTATGGCTTGGTCCTCTTCGGACCATTGGTTGCCGGCGGCGAAGTCGTAGCATTTACGACTAAGCGTGCGCCAGTCTGCGCTGTCGCTCTTGGCGCGGCGCATCTGCTCTCCGATCTTCTTAGCAAGCTCCTCGCTCTCGTCAAGCTGCCCAACTGCTTCCGCCGTCGCTCCCGTATTTGTTTCTGCCATAACGGCACTCCTTCTCTGCTACAATTAGTCGAGGCCATACAGTCTGCATGTCTTCGTCCAGTATCCGCGCCATCGCGTCTAGTCCATCATCGTGCAACGCGACCGGGAACAGGTCGTATTCTTCAACCATCCACTTTTCGATGACGTCGATCCGCTTGCCCTCATAGTCGACGCGGAAGATATTATCCGGCACGTACCATCTAGCCTGCTCGAGTATCGGCACAAGTCGCTTGATGCGGTCTTCCTTTTTAAGTCGCCCGCCGAGAGGGGTGACGTCGAAGCGGTAATTCTTCTGCGCCTGAACGTACTGTATATGTTCAATGTCAGAGTCCTTACCGTACTTCTCGTACCCAACACCAAGCGGCTGCCACTCGTGGTGCATGTCAAACAACATCTCGGTCCGCTCTGTCAAGTTCAAACGGTCATAGACAAAGTCGAGCAGGTAATACTTCTTGTCGGCGTTCAGGCCGATTGCGACCATCGCGGTGTAGTCCGAGCTCTTTTTCTTCTCGCTCGCAGGGTCGACAACGACATACACGTTCATGCCGGCGCCAGACGGCTGCTTGAAAAAGCGCAGCCACTCACGCTTGAAACCCTGACTACTGTCCACGGCTGGGTTCTGCATCTGCTGACAAGCGAACGTGTACGGACCCTGGTCCCGCCGCTTGATCTCTAATTCCTCGCGGGTGAGAAACACCGGCTTGCCCTCGATCGTGCCGTTGTCCGTCGCCGCATGTATCCGCGGTATAAAAGTCCCGCGGTCCATCACCGTCTTGTAGCTGTCGGCGAAGTGATACCTGGTTCCAATCATCCTGCGCTCGCCGCCCCTCGCTCCAAGGTTGTATGACATTGCCAGGCTGTCGGTCACCTTGGCTATCATGTCCGGTGAGCGCACCACGTCCAACGTCACTATGTCGTCGTACACCAGACGCGAGAAATGCCCGCCAGTCGGCATGCCGTCGATCAACCCGTAGGCTTCTATCGTCGCTTCCTTTGGGTTGTTCTTGCGCCTCACCACGAGACCTGAGTACACCGACCACTTACTCGCCTCTTTGCGCGGGTTCGCCCAAAAGATGTCTGGGAACAGCTCGCGCAGCATCTCGTTGCGTTCCATCTCGTTCTTCAGGTGCGAGAGGAACTTCACCGCTGTCGGGCGATTGTGGCTGAAGATGCCGAACGTCAGCTCTTCGGGCATCACCGGGTCGTCGCCATGTGAAGCGAGAATATCCTGCAGCGTCTTGCCAAAGGTTATGATAGTCGACTTGTAATGCTCTCGAGCCCATANGTCTAGGTACCCGTCAGGGCGCTCTTGCACATCACGGCAGCGGTCATGGAGCCACTGATGCTCCATATCGTCGCGGCCACAAACATAACGCAGGAGGAAGAACAAATCATGTCTCGCTAGAGCCCTCATTGTTTCCGTCTGCTCGCTTTTGCTCAATCTCCGCAAGTCGCTGATTAACTGCGGATAGTGACTCATGCCCGTGTGTGTTAGCGATATTGCCATCNAGATGCACCGTTTGCCCTTCTTCGGCTTTGATTATGTCAATGAGTGACGTCAACACAAAACGCTCGCCGACCAACTTCTGCCCCTCCGGGGAAATGAGAAACGCAAACACATCGTGCGGGTCGTAACCCAGCTTCATGCACGCAGCCTTTGCGCGCGCGAAGCTGAAGCTCTTCATCGACCGGCCGCCTTTCAACTTGCGGTTCTTCTCCAGCGGCGGCGGCGTATCAAGCGCCGCCATCGCCGGCATGTAATCGCCCGTCTGCTTTTTGCTTATAGTCGACATTGTCTAATTCCTCCCAGGCGCGCTCTGTCATGTCCATCGCGGTGACACCTTGCGCGCTGCAAGTGTCAAGCAGCTCATCGTGCCACTGACCAGAATGGTCTGTGTGCGAATAGTTGTACCAGCATGGCGTGCCGAGCGTGTAATGGATGAGCTTCGCCTTCGAGTTGTATTCCATCTCTGTGTCCAGCCAGTTCCACTCAGGCGGTAACTCGCCGATGACCTCGTCCTTCAACCAACTGAATCTATGCAACTGGGCACCAGTCATCTCGGCTACGGTCTCGGGTAACAGCCGGCGGTTCCCGTAGTGCGCGTTGTTCCATATCATCAGCGAGGACCAGTTCTTGCGCGGGTAGTCTTCGTTCTTTGCGCCCAGGTACTTCACCGCGGCTGTGGTCTTATAATCATGCTTTACAACCTGGACCGCTTTGGTCAGGTTACGCAGAGCCCACAGCTCTGCAATGTCCGTTGTCAGGGTCATGTCGCCGTCCATAAATATCGCCTCGCCAATAAACCCGCAGAGGTACGGCACAATGAAACGGCTGTAGATAAACCCGTTGCTGCCGTCAGTATGGCGCTCGTCGTATACGACCTTGAGGTTGTTCAGCGCGAGCGGCGTTATCTCCAGCGGCTCGCTCGAGCGCCGGATAATGCTGTTAACGCATGTATGATATGCGACAGGCTCTACCGGGTCGTATCCGATAAATATCTTGATCATATGTGCTCCTCAATCATTTTAAGTAATGTGTCCTCATCACGGCGTTTGCGCCCCTTCACTCGCTTGGCGAACGTCCGTACTTCGCCCTGTATTCTGCTACGGTCTCGCGCCAACTGATTAAGTTTGCGCGTAGCGCGTGCTGTCTTCGCCCTGGCGTCGAGTCTCTTCGACTCTTCGAAGAGCTCCCCGATCCGATGAAGCCTCGAAAGCTCCGCGGTCATCGAGCGGTCAGGTAGCTCGATTACCTCGAGCGGCTCGTTGTCGGAGCCAAGCTCTTTAGCCGACTGCTTCTCCGCCGGGAAGAGGGTCTCCAGCCAGCGGATAATGTCCTCGTTGTCATACGCGGTCACGTCTGGTCCCGGCCTCCGCCGCCCGGTGTCTCGGTGACGCCACTCATCCGCTTGCCCTCACTCGCGGGATTCTTTTTTAATAAATTCCGCTAACAGACGCAGTTCTGTTTTCATTTCCGCAATGTCAACTTGCAACTGGTCAATCGCCTCTGCATGAGAAATATGGTATCTGCCAAATTCCGTTTTTACCTCGATTAGCGAAAAAATCATAAACCGATACAGCGCATAGATCGCGCCCAGCAGCAATACAAGAGGAAGACCGTATTTTTCAACAGTGTCTAAACTGAATAAGCCCGTAGGTTCCATATTAGTTGAGCGCGGTGACTTCCATCAGATCTTCTCCAGCAGCACGAGAAACGCGGCCACGGCCCCGGCCAAGCCGCCGATCCACATGACGCCTCGCGCCACCAGGTGCAACGCCTTGACGCCCGCGGCGATGTCCGCCAGCGGCTCGGTGCGTTGCTCGATGACTTTAATTGTCGCGGTGTTCGCCTGTTGTCCGCCCTCCAAGTGCGCGATCGTCGCGTTGAATCCGAGCACGGTCTGATGCACCTCATCCACTTCGCGCCGCATTGCCCGCTGCTCGTCACGCAGACTGCCCATCTGATTCTCCAGGCTCTGCACCCGCTGGCAGTCTATCCGCGGAACGCAATCGTGCTCTGCCGGCATACATTACGCCTTTAGCCAGGCCACGACGCGGCTCATCTCACCCAACCCACATCCCAACGAAAAAAACTGTCGCGGTATAGCCCACTGCTATGCCGATGACTACCAACACCTCGCGGTTATCTTCTAGCCAGCGTGTCGCTTTATCTTTCAGCTCACCCATCGTTCTTCTCCCACTTGGATTTAGCTACGGCCTGTGCGCTGCGACCAACGACATAGCCGCCGAGCCCGATCTTCATCAGGTCCCATAGGTCAGGCGGTAACTCGAGCACCGGCGCCTCAGCCCAGAACAGTGCCAGGTACGGATACAAGATGTAGTTGTTGGCAATGATGGCGCCGAACATCAGCATAATGATTGGACGCCAGGACCTGGTTATCCAACTGTCGCTCTGCGCCTCGGCAATGATGACCTGCATGGCAGCGTCGAGCTCTTTCAAGTCGCCTGACTGCTGCAGCTCCATCAGCTTGAGCGTAGCGGCTTCGCGCTGGCCCTTGTCAGGCAGCACTTGCTTTAACAGCTCGAGGCCGACTGTTACTGCCTGAGGGATGCCTATCATGGGGCTTTCCGCACGACGCCGCCTACTTGCTTAGTAGCCCCCTGTTTGGCTTTGGCTTTCTGGCCGGCGTGTTTTTTGATGATGGCTTCGATTTTCGGTTGCCAATTATTTTGAATTGCCCTTCCTGTTCCGGGGCGTGCTGCCTCCATCCTTTGAAAGTAATCTTCGCCATTAGCTTTTGCGCTCCAATTGTTGCCCGTGAAATAAGATTCTGCATGCGCTATGTCAAATTCAAAGTCACCGTCATGCCCAAGCTCTTTCAGCGTCTTCTCCATTACCGGCATCAGTTGTTCTTCGAAGGCTTTGTGTATTGCGTTCGCGCTGTATCCTTTGAGCTTGGTGAACACAATCTCCATGCCGTTATCTATTGGTGACTGACCGGCAAGGATCAGTGATATCTTCTTACGCACCTCTACCGGCGCGCTCTTCAGGTTTACCTGGAGCGCATCCCAAAAGGCGCCTGTCTGCTCTGAGTTCAGCCAATTGCCGTCAGTCGAGCGCATCTGCATAGCGACGTCAGGCCCGCTGTTAACGTAGCGCAGCCCCATGACCGAGTCTTGCTGCAGCATGTAGCCTATGGCGTCGGTCGCAACCTTGGCAGCTTCTGGCGACGAGAATATAGGCAGGTTCACCGCCGGGTTCGCAGTGTCAAACCAGGTGCCGGTGCCAAATATAGGCGGCAGCTCGGCAATGCCCAGCTCTTCACGCAGCATGTCACGCACAACGTCGCCTGTCTCGCGGGTAAATGCCTCGCGCTCAGGCGTTGTCATGTCTGCTATCTCAGGGTATTTGGCAGCGTATGGCGAGGTCTCGCCGAAAGCGGACTCAAAGCGCATCGTCTGCGTGTTGCCGGCGACTACCGCATCCGCGGTCTCTGGCGCACGATCCGTTACCTTGCCCATCTTGACCCAGCCCGCAGCCTGGACCTGGGCCGGTGTCCAATTGCCGCCCATGTAGCCTCTCTCGTTCAGGTCGTCTGCTATACGACGCCCGAGCTCTGCTGCGTGCTCGTACTGCGGGTCACCCCAAAAGGTGCCAGTGGGTCGCACTGCGCCTTCGTTGATCGCTTCTTTCTTCCAGGCCGGCAGCTCTCGGTTACCCAAGAGACCTTTGCCTTCGACATTTTCAAACATGCGCTCGACGTCGCCCATTGCCGGCTTGCCGAGGTTGTACTCGCGCGCAAATTGCTTCGCCAGGAGCCCGCCCTCGGCGCCCTCGAGCTCTTCGGCTATTGCGTCGAAATACTTTTTGTTTGCGTCGGTGCTGATCGAGGTATCGAGCGTGACGCCCATGTCATCGAGCTGCTTCTGCCCGTATTTCTCGCGCAGGAAGTTATACATGGGCCAGTCGACCAGGCCCATGTCCCGGCCTGAGTGAATATCGGCAACGAACGGGGCGCCGCCTTCTGGCGAGTACCCGGTAGCGTTGCGGACGTTGAGCCCTTTGGTGCTGTCGGCGAAGTCGGACAGCTTGAGCCCGATCCCCATGCCCGTGGTATCACCACGGAGCAGCGCCAGGATTTTATCTCCGGACATGCCAAACTTCTTGGTGTGCCTGAAGTTGCGCAGGCTCTCACTCGCACGGTTGGCGTCGAGCGCGGCGCCGGCTGGGCTCTTGCTCTGGTTGGCTGCTAGTGACGCTATCATCTCGCGCATTGCGCGCTCTGGGTCGTTGGGATACAGCTTGTGATACAGCTTAGAAAAGTCTTCGTACCAGCGCCTGGCCTCGGTTATGCCTTCAGCGCCCAGCGTGGTCTCAATCTCGTTGATCCACTCGTCGGTAGTCGGCTCGCCGATCCGAAAGTCGGGCTGACCTTCGGCCCGCAATACACCGTGCGGTGTCTTCGGAGCGCCTGCGCCAGACTCGGGGTCATACCCTTGCACGCGGCGACGGAGAGTCGTAGCTGCATCTTCCGGCTTGACCGTTATCGGGCTGCTGTAGTCGCCGGCATGCGCGACCACGCCCTCTCTGGCCTCGTCTAGCGACATTTGCCTGGGGTCTAGCGCGAACCTGGCGGTGCCAGCGGCATGCAGGTCACCCAGAATGCCACCCGTCGGGCCCATGTCGCCTGATGGGTCGACAGCGCCGCCCTGGCGGAAGTTGCCACGGTTAACTGATGGCTGCTCTATGTTTTTAGGTAGCGGGTTTGACAACACCAACACGCTTTCCCCGTGTTCATCTACCATGCCCACAGCGTCGTATCCCATGCGTCTAGCGACCTCGCCCTTTACCCCCTGCAAGTCCCAAGCCGCTTCGGATAGTGCGTCCGTGTCGTTTACATCTAT